TTGTTTTCTGTTGCTTTGGTTGAAAAAAATGTTGGTTCAAACATAGATACAAGTTGGGTTGATAATAAGAGTTTATGCGCGTTAATGTATGACATAAAAGATAGTCATTCAATAAAGTTAAATAAAGAACAATACGACAACACTAGATTTACACTAACAATATATCAGTATTTAGAGGCCGGTGTAGAATATAATGTGTTAGCTATGGACACTATTGTTTGTGGTGATAGTATGTATTTTCAAAGTTTAGCAGGTGGTGCTGGCGTTGAAGAGTTTAGCAGCTTCGGTAATCGTTTTAAATTAAACGAGGTTGTTTTAACTATGAAACTTTCTGAGTCTAGGTGGCCTATGGAAGGAGATTTTGCATTAATTTACAACACCAACATTGCTTCACCCTCTGTTTCTTGGGAAAACATACTACCCGATATTACTCAACTTGATTTTGTTAGTGAAATATCTAAAATGTTTAATTTAGTTTGGGCTACCAATGAAGTTACTCAAGAAATAACTGTAGAGCCCTGCAATTCTTTTTATGATTTTGACGGGCAAATATTTGGTTACGAAGATTGGAGTGAAAAAGCTTTAATAATAAACATAGAACAACATGGTGTCGTAAAGTCTAATTTAATTTATTCTATGTCTCCCGATAGTTCAGATTGGGCTATTAACAACTTAACTAGTCAGGTTGATGGAGTTGGGTTTGGCGATAAAAAAATAATAACAAAGGTAAAAAAAGAAAAAGACGAGCAGGTTATGTCTTTAGATGTTTTTTCTGCTTTAAAAATGGATTACGAACAATTTATTTGTAAAGACACTCAAAATGTAAACCCTAATGCAAGGCGTATTTTTCTTCCTAGAATATGGAACACACCTGACAGCCCTTTGCAACCAACTATACCTGAAGAAAAACCTGTTCCTAACAATAGTCACAACCATAAACTAGCTTGGATTACAAATAATAGGAAGCACACTAACTTAGGCGGAGAGTATTGGTCAGACCAAAGTTTAGGTTTAGATGCAGAAGATTTTGAAGAAAACCCTTTATTTATACATTATCACTTTAAAAAATTCTTTCTACCAAACTACGATAACGGTGTTTGGGGAACAAAAGAGTGGACTCAAGAACAAAGACCTACTTATTTACACGCAGCATCTTATTCGCCTGACGATACTTATGTTCCTAATTTAACTTTTTCTGACAATCTATCGGTAAACGTAGATGAAAACGGGGTTATTGAAGGTGGAATGTTTAATACATATCATCAATCATTAATAGGTCAATTTCTTTTAAGGGATAAAAAAATAACAGCAGAAGTTTATTTAACACCTACAGACATTATTAATGTGAACTTTAGAAAACTAATACATATAGATAGTGACCTTTACATTTTAAGCAGAATAATTGATTACAATTTCTCAGGAGAAGTAACGACTGTAGAGCTTATTTTAGCAACACCAACAGGAACTAACACATCAATAATATTATAAAAAATGGCAAGTAAGACAGATAAGTACGGCATTCAGTTTGATATAAAAGGCTTAGAGCAATTAGAAAAATATCAAAGAGAACTAAGGGAGGTAAATAAAAAATTAAAAGAGCACGAAAAGGCTACAAAAAACATGAAAAAGCTTAGTTTCGTTAGGGAACGTCAGCTTTCAAACTTAACAGGAGCTCAAGATAGACTTAAAAAGAAAATAAAAGAGTCTACAAATGCCTTAAAATCCAATAGAAAAGAATTAGATTTAAACAAAAGAGCAGGAGGAATGTCTGCTAAAGCTATGGCTGCTATGGGTTTATCCATTACAGGTGCTGTTATGGCTCTTAAAAGATTAAGCCAATTTCTGATTACTAGTGTAAAAGATTTTGCTGCTTTTGAAAAGGGAGTAAGAAATGTTACAACTCTTATGAGTCAGGATGAAACAAACTTGCTTTCTACAAAGTTATATGACGGTGTGTTAGATATAAGTAAAGAGTTTGGTTTTGAACTTCAAGATATAAATAAGGCTATGTTTAACGCTGTATCTGCAGGTATAAAAGGTGGTCAGGCTTTAGAGTTTTTAGGAGTAGCTTCAAAATTAGCGATGGCAGGTGTTACCGATTTAAAATCTGCTACCTTAGGCCTTACTACTGTTTTAAATGCTTACAACATGGAAACTAGCGAGGCTCAAAAGGTTTCAGAAATATTATTTACTACTCAAAAGTTTGGGGTAACAACTGTGGAGGAGTTATCAAAATCTTTAGGGGTTGTTGTTCCTTTTGCTGCTGCATCAGGAATATCTCTTGAGGAGTTAGGTGCTGCTATTGCAACAACAACTCGTTCAGGTCTTGATGCCGCTAAAACAGTTACAGCTCTTCGTGCTGCTATATCTCAAATGCAAAAACCTGCTGCTGAATCAAGAGATTTATTCTTAGAGTACGGAATACCTATTGGTGCTGCTGAAATGAAAGCTGTAGGTTTTACAGAAACATTAAGAAGGTTAAATAAAGTTTATGAAGAAAGCCCTGAAATAATAGAACAGATGTTTGGTAATGTTCGTGGTTTGACTGCTATATTTTCATTAGCAGGTGAAAATGCAGACCAATATAATGAAATACTATCTAAAACTACAGATGAAACAGAAAGAGCAGGAAACCTAACTAAAGGTACTACTGACTTATTAGAAAGTATGGATACTAAAATAAACAGGCTTACAGCATCATATAAAGATTTTAAAATAGCTATAGGTGATTCTCAGTTTTTTAAGTTTGTAGTTGATGCAATAAGTAAAGATTTAAAAATATTAAGCAGTGAGTATCTTACTTTTTTTGATAAAATAAATGTGTTTTTAAGTCAAGACTCAATTCTTAGAATACATGATGTAAGAAAAGCTGCAGATGAAGCTAATAATGCTTTATCAGAAATGAGAGATGTTGTAGGCTCAGGAGAGGATTTAAATATATTAGGAATGTTACTTGGCGCTGAAGGAGTACCTGAAGAAGAAATGGCAAGAGTTAAAGAAGTTATTGGATTTGCAAGAACAGCTCAATCTGAGGCTGAAAAAGCTGCTGCATCAGGGATACCTTTAGATGATGATTTTACTGCAAAACTTTCAACACTATTAAAAGAATATGAAGATTATTTGGCAGGAATAAAATCTGCAAAAGATGCTCAAGACCTAGATGATAAGAACGCTGATGACGCAAAAGCTAACTTAAAAAGACGATACAATAAACTTGAGTTGTCAGAAAGAAAAGGTTTAGCTAAAGAAATTGAAAGATTAACAATAGAAGGGGTTAATAAAGAAGAGTATCAAAATGTAACAAGTCTTGCTATTGCAAAGGCAAAATATAATTCTTTAGAAATATTAGAGGCTGAATATACTAAAAACAATAATGCTTCAGCAGCAGAAAGAACTAGGGTTCAAGAGGCTATGTCTAAGCTTAGGGTAGATATTAGAAAAAAAGAAATAGCTATAGAGGAATCTAACACTAAAGAATATAATGATACTCAGACAGATTTAGCAACTGATTTGGCTAAGAAAAAACAAAAAATGGCTGAAGACGCAGTTAATGATGACTCTGTAAATAAAAATCAACTTACAATAAATACTCTTAGAGAAGACGAAAAGTATTACGAAACAATACTTATGCTTGACGGTCAAAGCGCTGATGAAAGAGAAAAAAATGAAAGAGCATTAGCTGCCGTGAGATTAAAACTAGCAAAGCTTGGAGTTAAAGATACAAGAGAAAATGAGAGATTAAAAGCAAAATATGCTATAGAAGCCCTTGACATGATAGGTGACGCTGTGAAGGCTAACGCAGAAGCTGCTATTGAAAACAGAGAAAGACAGTTAGATAAAGAAATGGAAATGACTGATGAGGAGTTAGAGAGTGGATTAATAAACAACAGGGAGCACAAAAAGAAGCAAGATGAAATAGAAAAAGAAAAGTTTGAAATAAGAAAAGAGCATGAGAAAAAAATGCTTAAAATATCTTTAGCTCAAGAGCTCGCTAATATAGCTGTTCAAGCTGCAGCAAACCCTTTAGCTGCAATTACATTTGGTGGAGCCTCTATATCTCAATATGCTATAATGTCTGCTTTAGCTTTAGGTAGACACGCTATGAATCTTGCTGCAATAGATAAACAAAAGTTTGCTTTGGGTGGTATGGTTTATGGAAAGTCACACTCACAAGGTGGTGAAACATTTGCTGTAGGTGGTAGATTGGCAGAATTAGAGGGCGGTGAAGCTGTTATTAATAAAAGAAGCACAGCCATGTTTGGTGACGCTTTGAGCGCTATGAATGTTGCAGGCGGTGGAGTTTCTTTTGGTTCACCTAACTTAAGAGGAAATAGTGAACTTATAGATTACAATAAAATAGGTGAGGTTATAGGTAGAAACACAAATGTTGTTTTGCCTGTAGAAAGTTTAAACAAAGCTCAGAACAGAGTTAAAACAACACAAAATTCAGTAAAATTTTAAAATGGCAGAAAACTTAATTAACGAAATAGTTTCTTTATGTGGAGAAGGTTCTAGGGCTTTTGTTAACACATTATATGCTGAGGGATTGCTTGACAACAACTCTGTAAGAAATTTCTTTATAAGAAAAGATTTTGATGAAGCTTTAAAAAACAATAAAGTAGAGCTTATAAAAAATATATTTATAGACTTATCTGATAAGTACGATATATCTATTCGTCAAGTTCAAAGAATAGTTTATGATTATATGAAAAATAAAGTGTCAAACGATGTCAACACTAAATAATAAATATTTAATATATTTGCATAATGGAGTCTATTTATCAAAATAAGTCTTGGTATGCTATACCAACAATAGAAGCTAAGCATGGAAAATCAACTGATATTCATATTTACGATGAAATCGGTGTTCATGGCGTCACAGCAAAAAGTTTTTTAGAGGATTTAAAAGGTTTAAAAGGAAAAGACATAACCGTGCACATTAATAGTACAGGTGGAGATGTTTTTCAAGGACAAGCAATATACACTGCTCTTAAAAACTACACAGGAAAAGTAACGGTTAAAATAGAAGGCTTAGCTGCCTCAATGGCAACTGTTATAGCTTTAGCTGCTGATAAAATAGAAATGACTGCAAACAGCTTGTTTATGATTCACAGCCCTATGAGTAATGTGTTTGGTAACAAGTCTCAAATGCGCAAACAAATAAATGCGTTAGAGAAAGTTGAGTCAACTATGCTTAATATTTACTCTAAAAAAACAAATCTTTCAGAAGAAAAGATTGCTCTTATGCTAGATACAGAAACTTGGTTAAGTGCTGATGAGGCTCTTGAGTTTGGATTTGTTGATGAGGTAATAAGTAAAGTGTCTGTTGTGGCAAAGTATGACATGAGTGGTTTTGTAAATAAAACTCCTGAACAAATATTAAAAACTTTCGGAAACGAAAAAATAAAAACAGAGAACAAAATGGACGAACAAACTATGGCAAATTGGTTTACAGAAATTAAAAATTTAATTGTAGGTAAAACAGAAGAAACGGCAGAGCCTGCCGCGCAGACAGAAACAGAAGCTCCTAAAGAGGAAGTAAATGTAGATGACTTAAAGGCTCAATTAGAATCGTTGACTCAAGAAAGAGATTCTTTATCTCAAAAATTAACAGTTCAAAAAGAAAAGTCAAACGAATCTAAAGAAGAGTTTAAAACTCAATTTGAAACAATGGCTCAAAGAATAGCAAAACTAGAGGCTACACCCTCTACTACTTTATCTGAAAACGAGCCTAAAATTTCTACCGAAAAGAAAGTCCAAAAAGATGCTTGGGCTGATTTTGGTAAGTCAATATTAGGTAATGATATTGGCATATATAATCCGAATACAAATAAAAGTAAATAATAAATTAAATTTAGAAAAAAATGGCAACATTTAACAGTTTATCTAGTTTACCTGATGTAGAGCAGTACGACCTGAATAGATATATTATCTCACCTCTTTTTATGGGGCAAGAGTATATGGATTACATGGACGTAATGCCAGGAATTAAAGGTAAGACGGTTATAGACCGATTCGCGTCTTTATCTAAGACGACAAAACAATTTGACCAAGCTGCTTTTAGTGGACACACAGGTGGTGGTTCAAGTACAGTTACTGTAGACCCTATTCGCATGGAGTCTGAAATTGAATTTTATGCAAACACATTGTTTAATAAAATCAAAGGTCAGGCCTTACGTTCAAACTACAACTTCGATAATCCTGAAGGAAGTGTAGTTAAGCAAGTTTTATTAGAGCTTATTGGTCAAGGTATTAAGCATGACTTCAACCGTCAATTATGGTTGGGTGACGCTTCTCAAGCAGGTGAAGATTACGGTGCTTATGATGGTATCTTTGAAGCTTGTAAAGGTGCTCACTGTGCTATAAACGAAACTAGTACAGGTGTTTATCCTACAGCTACAGGTTTACTTACTCAAACAGCTAACGCTGCAATGACTACGGGTAATGGAGAGAAAATTTTAGCTGCGTTATATAACAATGCTCACCCTACATTACTAGAGCAACCTGACTTAGTATTCTTTGTTTCAGGAAACATCGCTGATGATTACTTCCAAGAAGTTCTTTCAAGTACAGGTTACGCAGCAGGTGGTTACCAAACATTGATAAATGGTATGCCTGTAATGAAGTATAGAGGTATTCCTTTAATTGTTCGTAGAGATTGGGATTCGTCTATCGCTTCTGACTTCGGCAGCATTAATGGTTGTAGTGACGCTGATGAAAAAGATAGAGCTTTACTAACTTGTAAAGGTGCTATTATTGTAGGTACAGACTTCGAGTCTAATATGATTGAGCAGTGGTACTCTCAAGATGCTAAAGCTTACCGATTCAGAACATCTTACATGGTTGGATGTGCTTTATCTGACTCTAAATTAGCTGCAGTATACACTAGAGATGCAATGGCTTAAGAATAAATATAATGATTAATATAAGAAGGGAGTTGGGGTTCTACTCCTCTCCCTTTTTTTAGTATAACTTTTAAAAAAACAAAAAAATGCCATTACAAACTATAAATGTGCCTATTGCGGGTCATTTCGCAAAAGGCGGTATAAAATCTCTTAAAATAGGTGATTGGGCGGTTGGAACTCCTACAGGTGCTGTTGGAGCAAATCACGGCTGTACAATTACTGCATCTTCAGGCGAGGTAACGATAGATTTTGAAAAAGAAACTGCAAAATTAACAGTATCTACAGTTCAAGAAAAAGGTTTAGCTATGTCAACTTGCTCTATTGAAGCTTATGTTCCTGCATTATCTGTAGCAAATCGAGAAGCTTTACAAACACTTGTTGGTGTTGGTTGCTACGGAATAGTTGAGTTTTGGGACGGCTACTCTGTAGTTCTTGGTTGGGATGCAATCTTAGGTACAGAAGCCGGTACAAGCGACTTTGCCTTATTCTTAGAGTCTATTGAAATGGATTCAGGAGCTGCTCTTAATGACCAAAATGGAGCTACTTTAAAACTTACTGCTGTTCAAGGAGAAGTTCCTAGAACTAGCCTATAATTTAGTAATTACATTACTATATATATAAGATTAATGGGTGAAACTACGGAAGTAGCCCATTAATTTCTTATATTTGTTAAATCATTATACATTTATTGTGAGTAAAAGACAAAGAGATTCTAAAGGAAGATTTGTAGCTAGCTCTACAGCATCTACTATTAATAGAAAAGCAAGTGGTAGGCTTAAGTTTGATATAGTAAACTTAGCTCCTATGCCTGATATTATTGAAAGGCAATACAACTTAAGCTCTAAAGATTATTATAAATTTGGCGAGGACAATTTGTTTCCTCAATATCTTGCTGAATTAAAAAGAAAATCTAGCACACATAGAGCAATCTTGTCTCAAAAAGCTACCTACACTGCAGGTAGTAAGATAACCACAATAAATTCAAAACTACAATCTTATATAAATGAGGTTAACCCTAAGGGTCAATCTTTAAGAAATCTATTTAGATTGGTTGTAGACGATTTTTATACATTTGGAAATTCGTACATAGAGTTTGTTGAATACGATGGTGGTGTAAATATGTATCATGTTGATGCAACAATGGTTCGCGTAGGTAAAAATATGGAATCAGTTTATATAAATCCTGATTGGACTCATTATGACGTGGAAGATAAAAAGAAAGTTAGAAAGCTTCCAATGTTTCCTAACTTTAAAGACGGAAGATGCGTGTTAATGTTTAAAGACTACGAAAGTGGTTTTCAAAGATACGGTATTCCTGACTATATAGCTGCAGCAGAAAGTGGTTCTATAGAAATAGATTATCTTATACAAAAATATAATCGCTCTAAATTTGAGAACGGATTTATGCCTTCAGCTATTATAGAAATAGATGGCTCTATGAGTGATGATGAAGCTGAAGAGTTAATATCTTTAGCTCAAGATAAACTTACAGGAGAAGGTAATAATGGTAAAATATTATTCCTTGTTCGTGATGGAGCAGGAGGTGGGGGTTCTAATGTTCAGATACTTAAAGATGATAAAGACGGTAGCTTTATGGAGTATCAAGAATTAACTCGAAACAATATAGTTACAGCTCACAGATGGCAACCTGCACTTTCAGGTATTGTTTCTAGTGGTAAAATGAATAATACAGGTAGTGAAATTAGAATATCTTACGATTTAGTTATGAGAACTGTTATTCAAGACACTATAGAGCAAGTATTTAAACCTATGAGAGATGCTTTAGGAAAAATTCTTAATTTAGACGCGTCT